CGCTTTTGTCATCTTGGTTTAGTTCTTCTTTTTGCTCTTTGTCTTTAATTGCTTTTTGTAAAGCAGGTGGTAGTTTCTTTTGAGCAGCTGTTATTTCGTTTTTCGCTTTATACATTTTATCTATTTTGTTAAAGAAATCTTTTTTTTCTTTAGGTGACATAGAACCGATACCTTTACCAGCTTTGTCTAGTTCTTTTTTGAACATCTTTTGGTATTCTTGTTCAGTAGCAAAGCCAGATACTTGACCAGCTGAAGCTTCTAAACTACCAGGTTTTGATTTTAAATATTTCATTACTTACTTCCTCTTACTTGTTTAGCTAAATCTTTATCAGCACCACCCCAAGTTCCTGATGATTTAGTTACAAAACTATTTACTCTTGCGAAAGCCCATTGGTGCTGACTAGCACCAGGTCTATGGCCACCTTTCCAAGCTGCCATACCTCTATCATAAACTTTCTTTAATATTGAATAAGGCATACCAGACTTCTCAGCTTTCTTTTTAAGACCAGCAATCGCCTCTACTCTTAATCGCATTTCTTCGTTTTTCGTATTTTCTCCTATGCCTAATTTTTTCTTTACTATATTAGTCGCTGTAGCATATCTTACAGCGTCACCTTTCTCTTTACCATAACGGTCTTTGAAATCTTTTTTAGGTAACTCATCAGCCATCTTGTGTACTTTTTTAATTTGTGGCTTTGTTAAGTCAGCTTCTTGTACATCTTCTTTTTTCATCTCTTTATCTTTTAACAATTTGTTTGCTAAACCGATAGTCAATGGTACTTCGCCTGTGTCTGGATTAGGTTCAGGTTTTACTGCCTTATTTTTTTCGTTCTCTAATTTTTGTTTTAACATAGCAATCTGGTCTTTTAGAGTTGCTATTACTGAATCTTTATTTTCTGTTTCTTTTTTTTCTTTTTCTGGTTGTTCAACTTCTTCAAACTTACCTGTCTTCTTATAAACTTTATTTCTAGCAAGTGTGGTAACAAATGGTATTTTTGCTTTAGTTAATTGTTTTAATGAAGACAAATCAAGTCTATCTAAATGTTTAGAAAGAGCTTTAGCTTGTTCTGGTGAAATTGTTTTTGGCATTGTAGAATATGATTTTTGTAGTCTCTTAATCATATCAGAGGTAAACTCATCTAAACTTTCCTCTATTTCTTCGCCTTCACCTAAAATATCTTTTACCGTTTTTATTGGTAACTTCATTAACTTAGCTATCTCTTTAGCAGATTTACCGTCTTGTTGCATTGTGTAGATGTCTTTCATTCTGCCTTCGTCTAATTCAACTTCTTCATTTTGTTTTTTTAATTCTCTAGCTATTGTAGATACTTTAGATAAATTTCTAGCAATTTTTTCTATATCTCTTACAGCAACACTATATTGACCTGAGCTTTTTGTAGCGATAGCCATTGCTTTAGCAACTTTATCAGGACCAAATTGTATAGGGTCATATGTTCTTTCTTGTAATTCTTCTTCAATAGGATTCATAATGTAATCTCTAGCAGAGTTTAGGTTGTCAGCAGATTTAGCCAACTTATTAGTCCACCAAGTATCTAATTTGTCTTCAGCTGACATTGAATCTAATTTTGTTCTAATTTGTGTTGCGTCTTCTATAATAGTCTGACACATTCTTTTTGAAGATGATACATCTTCGTGGCCATCTTCGTAAACTTTTCTTAAAGCCTCAGCCATTGTTTCTCTGTATCTACTCATTATAGTGTACTCCAAACTTCGTCCCAATTTAGGACTTTTCTTTTTACATCTTGTTTTAACATTTGTTCTAATCTTTGTCTTAATTGTATGGCGTCATTGCCAATCACTCTACCATAAGTATCGTGTATAGTTTCTAAAGCTTTGTAAGAATCTGCTAATTTTTTATCTCTTAAAATAACATCAGCAATATATCTTCTCACTTCAAAGTGATTGTTATTAGCCTGTTTAGCTCTTAAATATTGTAAGTTTGTTGGACTAGCTTTTGCCTCGGCTAAACCATAGTCGCCTTTTTTAAATTGTGTAAATGATTTACTCATTAGTTGTTTACCTTTGCTCCAGCTCGCCATTGATAACAAGACCAATATCTTGCTTTTGTTTTTGGTCCTGGGTTATCACAATTATGTCTAGCTCTAAAGCTTTTTCGTCTAGCCGGATCGTCTCTTTTGATTGATAGACCTGTTGTATCACCAAAAGATACTTTTTTTATTTTGTCACCGTCTTTTACATAGACGTAAAACTTTTTAGAACCACCTCTAATTGGGTCGTTTAATTTTACTTTTTTGCCTTGGTATTCTGCTTCTTGTATACCCTCAGCCTCGTGTTCAAAGATTACCTTATCACACGTCTCATCTATATTATCATATGCCTTAAATGACTTAACCATTATAGTTTTTCCAACATTCTTTGGACAACTTCATCCAGTTTATTTCGCCATTCTTCGGCGTATCTTTTCTTATATTTATCTATTGTTTCATCTGAAAAAGCCCATTTTTCAACATCTTCTTTCTTAACATTATCATCTGGTTTTCCTCTGTCTTTAGCGTCAATAGGCTTAGCTTCTGGCTTTTCGCCAGGGGTTACTTCTTTTGTATGATTAGCGTAATCAGCACCTATTTCATATGATTCTACAACATAACCCTCTACTTTTTTAGCGTCTTCTATTGACATTGATTCTGGCACACAGTTAGGCACTTGTTTACCACCTTTTTTCTTAAAACCAACTTGTTTGTAACCTTTCCAACAAGCTTCGTTCATTGAATTTTCACCATACATTTGTTTGAATTTTTTAGTATGAATTGATGGTTTTGTTTTAGCACCCTTATCTCCAGGAGCTGCCTTGTAAGGCCCTTTAGTTGTATCTTGTGATTTAAAATGATCTGCTCTTTTATCTTTTACATCTTTAGATAACTGTTTGTAATACTTTTTAGGTTGTGTACCTTTTTTCTTTTTAACGTCTTTGTCTTGTGGTTGAGCGTCTAAATCTTCTTCAACCTGTGATACGGCTTTGAAGCCATAATCAACATCTAAATTGTGTTCTCTCACTTCTACCTCTCTATCTGCTGATACAGGTAAACAATCCCATATCCAAGCTTTGTGTAAATTGTTATTATTATCTTCTAGTACAACATAGTTTGTACTTCTTCTAACGACTTTGCCTTGTATGTCTTCTTTTACATAATCAACTTTGTCGCCTATATTAAATATCATTTCTCTAATATACAAATCTCTAATTTGTTGTTGTTCGTATTCATTTAAGTTAGCAATCGGTTTATAACTTACACCGTGTACTTGACCTAAAGCTCCATAAGAAGCCGCTAAGTTCATACCTTTTCTAACTTTCTTCATTAAATTATCTGCTTGACTTTTATATGAAGCAGGTAATCCTAATTTAAATGATGTAACATCTCCCTTTTCAGCAGCTGCTCTCATTTTACTAGCGCTCATACCTGTAGCGCCTTCAGCATCCGGGTCTCTTTCACCTGCTGATACTACATCTATCTTATCAAAGTTATAGTAACCGTGTCTATTTCTTTTATCATTATATCTCTTTAAGATACCTTCAAATTCTCTTACCCTATCACTACCAGCAACCATAATTAATCTTGTAAAACCTTTATTATATAAGTCTGTTGCTAAATCTAAAACCATATTAGTAGGATTGACCACTATATTTCTAGCGTGTCTAGGAAACATCTTTTTCATAACATCTAGTTTATCTCTAGGTGTTAATGGGTTTTTATTTTTGTCTTGTGATCTACTTAAATATATAAAATATTTGTCAGTTGGTTGTTGAGCCACTTTGTTAATTAGTTTTTCGTGGCCAATAGTCGGTGGATTAAATCTACCAAAAGTAAATGCTACGGAGTTACCCTCTCGTTGTTCAGTTGTAAAGTTTTCAGGTAAACCAGCGTCAGCAACGGCTAAACCAAATTCTCTATATTGTAAACCAGAGTGTTGAGCAGCTTTATTTTTAGCGTCTTTTACACCTTGTCTTAAATATTTTAAATATAATTGTAAAGCCATTTTAATTCTAGGAGCCTTTACCGTCTTTCTAATTAAGGTATCCCAAACACTAAAAATGCCACCTCTTAATTCCTCATTTATATGTAAGTCGTCTATTTCTTTGTCAGTTACTACACCATCCTCTAATATCTTTTTACAATACTTGTAGAATTTTAAGTAATGATATTTTTCTAACATCTTATAAATGACAGCTTTTGGTAATCTATTTTTAATACCGTATTGTCTAATCTCATCTGGTGACATATCACTATCAAAAGCAGCTCTTCTTTCAGCGTCAACAGTATCTCCTATTTTTACAATGTCTTTAATACTGTCTTCTATTTCCTCTAACTTATCTTTAATTTTATCTTGTAAATTTAAAACATCATTTGTTGATAAGTCTTTTAATTCGTTGTAATCTATAATGTCTCTTTTTAGTTCACCTTTTACAACATCTAATTCTTGTACTTTTCTATTGAAATCGTTTACATACAAATCTGGATCAAAAGTAAATTCTTCCGGTCTTTTTATAAACTGATTGTTTTCTATATCAAATACAGCGTCAGCTTTACTTTCTTGTTCATCATAAGTTTGTTTATCTGTTATGAAATAAAAGTTAATTGGATGCTCTGTGCCTGGTATTAATTTACCTTGTATTTTTACAGGTGAATCAGCAGACAAATATTTTTTAGATAGTCTTAATCTTTCTTCTTCTTGTTTTTCAGGTGGCACACTAAACAATACATTAATGTCCAAGTCAGCGTCATTTCTATATCTCTTTGTTAATATAGAACCAATCAAGCCTGTTTTTAGTATTGAATATCCTTCGTTGTCTTCTATCTTTTGTAGTATGCCATCTATTATAGATTTTACACTATCTTTTATTTTTGGATTATCTGTATCGGCCTCATCAAATACACCTTTAGCATAACCTTTTCTAGGTATATCAATGACTGCTTCTTTTAAGTAATCTTTAAATCTCATTGTCCGTTTCCACCATTACCGTTGCCGTTACCATTGCCTGATAAATTACTAGTATCTGCGTTACCATTTTCTGTCTCACCATTTTCAGTTTCACCTGAAGTATTTTGATTTTTAGAAACACCAAATCCATAAGCACCATAGTATCTACCTTGGCCTTTAGGCACACATACTTTTAGTTTCTCATCAAACCTAAAACCAGGTGGGCATTTTCTTTGAGCAGTTAAGTTCATAAATTGTTTAAAATTTATCATATTCTTTTTTTTAATTCTAGTTCTTTTTTAATCCAGGACATTGCGATACCATTTTGTGGTTTAGTTGTTAATTTACTTCTAATAAATTTAGCAGCTTGATTTATAGTAGAAGTTACCAATTCTTTTTCACTTCTATTGTTATCTAAAATTAACATCTTATTAGGACTAAAAATTCTTTGAAACTGGCCAATGTTTTGTTGAACAGTATTCCAACTATTTTTTACAATGTATTCTGGTATTGATCTAGGTCTACCTTTATTTCTTTCTATAGCCACATCTAAACTTGTGTTTACAAATATCATATAACTATCGTAGCCAATATTTGAAAGCATAGCGTGTTGTCTTTGTATTACATTTTTATCTCTACCTGTGGCGTCTATAACTAAACCTAATCTACCCTCAACATAAGTATCTAATATTGTACCTGTTGTTAATTTAGCTCTTTGTCTAATTATATTTCTAAAGTATTCTTCTTCATCTGGCATTTTTAAAGATAGGTTTGCCTTTTTTAAACCTCTTTCAAATACACTATCAGAGTTTACTACTTTTAAACCTGTGCCAGAAAAAGCAGATTTAGTTACAAAAGTTTTGCCTGAACCAGGACCACCTGCTAAAAAGAAGGCTTTAAATATACCAGGATCGTAAACACCCTCATTGATATATTGTCTAATCTCGTCTAAAGTTTTCTTCATTATCCTTTTACCCAATCTTTCTCAGCCGTAAAGTTTGCTCTACTAAACTCTAATCTATCTACTAATTTTACAGCACCAGCAGCTCTATCAACTGCTACAAAACCCTCAGGCGCTGTTACTTTATATCCGTTTGGTGTTCTTAAAAAATGACCAATACTTTGTATCTCACTTAATTTATTTACTAAAAAGTTTTTGGCGTTTTGTAAAGTAACGTGAGAGGCAATAGCAAAGTAAAGTGATTGTTTGTTTCTGTCTATAAATTTTAAATTTGTCTCTAGTAAATCTTTATATTTTTTCTTACCACTCTCTGTTTTTCTAGCGTCTATTTCAGACTTTAAAAAACTCTCGTAATAATCTCTAAACATATCTACCAAAGTTTTTACTTTAGCCATATGACCTTGTGTGTTTCTTATGTAATGATTGAAGAAAGTTTTTAATCTGAAGCCTACGGAAAAACTATCTGATACATTCATTGTATCTAACATAGGTCCTGCTTTTAGTAAAGAACCCTCAGCCATTCTAATTCTAGCGTCAAAGCTTGATAATTCTGATTTTGTTAATTTAGCAGAGCCGCTTACATCTCTGTAAGCAGCGTCAGCTAAAAACACGGAAGATATTCCTGAACGGCCTGATACCGTCCCGAAACCTGCTTTTAAACTTTTCATTGTCTTGCCTGAATATGAAGTATGAAATACGATACCCATTCTCGCTCTTCTTATTCTTTTACCTATATTTGAATTTGTAGGCACGGCATATGTTATGGTATTAGGTGTAAAAGTTATCATATTTTCACCATCAATACTTTCTGATTTTAAGTCTGATTTTGAAAATAAAAAATCACCTTGTAAAATACCTGATATGTTTAATTTTGCTAACTCTCTTAAAGCAATTGAAAGTTTGTTTGCTAATTCACCACTATGATTTTTTCTTATATCACCTGTCGTGTAGTTAATTTTAGGATTAACATTAAATACAGATTTTGTACCGACAAAGAATTTGCCGTTTTCTGGATTGATACCACAGATTATAGCTGGTGCTCCGTCCCATTTGACGGTCATATTGACTTTCTTGCCTGAAGAACCGGCAAGCATATTTCGTACTGACTTTAAGAAGTTTACAGCATTACGACCACCCTTTGTACCACGATTAATTATATCGTCTTCCAGGTGTTCTAAATGAGTATTCTTCTCCTTTGTAAAAAATCCCTTAAAACTAAACATTTTTCTCTCATTTTTCCCATAACTATAATCACTTGTTCCATATAAATCAATTGTTTA